ATAGTTATAACGACTTGAGTTGAAACTTCCCCTTACAACATGATATATGATACAACACCGAAAGAGGGGTATCATCATTATGTTAGCAGAATTAGCATTAGCATCTGCGGCGTTCAATACTGTAAAAGAATTCATAAGCAACGGAAAAGAACTGTACGATTGTGGTGAGCAACTGGTAGGTTATTTTGATGCAAAAAATTCTTTACAGAAAAAAGTAAATAACGCAGGCGGAAACAAATCTGACTTAGAAGAGTTTATGGCACTTGAAAAACTCAAGGCACAAGAAGATGAACTCCGAGAGATGATGATTTATACAGGTCGTGCTGGCATGTGGCAAGACTGGTTACAATTTCAAAAGCAAGCGGCAGAGAGAAGACGCGAAGCAGAAATCGCCGCAAGAAAAGCGGCAATAAAAAGACATGAAGATATAATGGAGTGGATTCAACTTGCCGCGGCATTAACTGCAGGTACGGCAGTATGTTCTCTTCTAGTGTGGTTGTTCTATACCTTTGCGTATCTACCTAAGTACGGTTAATCAACCACACATTACCGATACGACATTCATGCGTAATGCGAATGGTAAGATTGCTACTGCGAGTAGGAATTGCGTTGCAACTATGATAAGCATTGTTCTATTCAATTGAGTACTTCTTTAACTTATGTATCAATAGAGTACGACCGATACCTAGACGTTTTGCCGCGTGTGATTTGTTATTGTTCGAAATCGCCATCGCATCGACTATTCTTCTCTTCTCTAGTTCTTCTAACTCTGTGGGTAGTTTAGTCTCTGAAGTTGACCACATCTCTGCTAGATTTTTTAGTTCTGTGTACCATACGTCTTGCTCTTCTGCGTAACTTGCTGTCTGTCTCATGTTGATGATGATCCTAGTGGTTTACATTGCCATTCTACTGTCTGAAAAGGTCCATCAGGCGGAATCTCAGTATATTCATTTAATGCAATTTCGCATTGTTTCTGTGTATCAAACCATTGTACGTCTTGTGATACGCATTGCATCATTTGTGTGTCTAGACATGCAGTGAGCATTATGTGCCATATTGTATTCATTGCTTTTCTTCTTTCACGATTGGTTCAACTGCAGTCTCACATTGTCCGCAACAGTCAGAAGTTCCGCAATTTGGATGCAATTCGGTTATGTCTTTCTTGCTCTCTGTCTTCACTTGTTGATTGTTCATTGTTGTCATTTTCTTTTCTTTCTGTCTCATATAACCATTTATTCTTCATTTTAAAATTATGAATTCTCATCTTAATGTCATGAATGACTTTATCTCTATTATCTATGCTCATTTGTATACCGTCACTTTGCTAGGATCAACAGTCACTATCTTACATATTGCACTATAATCACGCTGTCTATTCATGCGATTTGCAAAATATAAACATCTGTCTATATCGTAGAAGTACATAGGTTGCGTTCTTTGTTCGCTTCCTTGAAGCATTACGACTAGCATGAATACATGTAACATTTCTTTTGCTTTCTCTCTGTCACATGTGCATAATATTTGCTTTAAGTATTTATGTTAAAACTAATTTGATTTTAATGTCAAGATGTTGACACCCAAATTATAAATAACTGAGTAAGACCTCAACCAATAAAGGAAACAAACAATGCAAAGAATAATAACATCTGTTGTTATTGCATTTGTTATGATTTCGTTTAGTTCTATGTCTTTCAGTGCTGATCCTATTGTCACTGATAGTACGTCTAGAAGTGATGTGAATAGCAATAGCAATTCAAAGACCACTGTGAAATCTCCACCGCCTAGTGCTATTTCGCCTTCAATTAATAACTCTAATAGTGATGTATGTACAATTGCTTTTAGCGGAGCAGTACAAACACAAGTATTAGGTTTCTCAGGCGGGTCGGCAGTCAGAGATATGAACTGTGAACGTCTTAAACTCTCAAAAGTCCTCTATGATATGGGTATGAAAGTAGCGGCAGTCTCTAACATGTGTCAAGATGAGCGTGTCTTTGATGCTATGGAGATGGCAGGTACACCTTGTCCGTTTATGGGTAAAATCGGAGATGAAGCAAAACAACTATGGGAAACATATCCTGAGTTGAGACCTGAAAGCGTAAAAAAAGAGGAACAACGCAATGATACAATTAAAGGTGCCGCTATGGGCGCTGGTTCTGTTCTATTGCTTCTACTCTTACTCTAGTATAGCAGAAGAGTTCATCGAACCTGGTTCTGAGGGTACAACTCAGTATCAGATATTTGATGATAGCAATGCTCTTGTAGATTTACCTGTTCCGTTCACTATGAATGGTCAAGTATTCACTAATAGTGCATTCATGTCTAATGGTGCTGTTGTCATGTACGGTCCTAACATTAACACGAATGCACCTTTTCAGCATTTTTGTTGTAATGGACAAGACGTTGCATCAATGGCGGCGAATGGAACTCTTCCTGGACAACCATTCTTTAACTATACAATAGCGGCATTATGGACAGACTTGATTGACTTGAATGTAGATGTGACTGGTGATGGTATACCTGATAGTGGATTCTTCACTAAAGAACTTGATACAGACAATGATGGTGATATCGATACACTACGTTATTATTGGCGTTATATCGCAGAGTTTCATGATGCAAACAATCTCAATACATTTGGTGTAGAGATGAACTTTGATAGTGGTGCTATTGAGATACATCACTTTGATATTAACATTGTCAATCATGCTGTTACTGTAGGTATATTTGGTGACACTACTAATAATGAGATAGAACAATTTAAATTTGAACCTAACGGATACAATAGTAAGGGTGAAGTAATATACACTTTCAATCTGGATGCTATGTGCGCCGCTAATCCGCTTTATAGCAGTCTGTGTACTGGTTATGCTGAAGCACTAGCAGAGATAGTATTTGCACAGAACTGCGCCGTAGACGCTTTATATGATCCATCATGTCCTGGTTATGAACAACTTTACTATGAAACTTTTGTAGAACCTCAGCAAGAAGAATTGGCACAATTTGAGGAGCAACCTGTTGTTGAAAATGTAATTGAGTTTGATGAAGTTTCTACTACTGGTGATGCTATCATTGATAACTTAATAAGCAATGAGTTGAACACTACTGAATTTGGTGGGTTTTCTGTTATCGATATTTTTGAACCTGCGATAGAAGCACCTGTAGTTGAAACGGTAGAAGCATTACCGGAAGTAGAATTTGTTATAGAAGAACCTACTAGTCAGGAGATAGAGATTGCAGAGATACAGTCATTTGAAGAAAGTCTTGAAGCACCTGAAGAGGTTATTGAAGAAGTTGCTGAAACTATTGAAGAGATGCCTGAGCAAGAAGAGCGAGAAGAGGAAGTTGCGTCAACTGATGAGCAACCAGAAGAAGAGACTACAGATGAGATTGCAGAAGATACAGAACCTGCTGAAGAAGAGCAAGTAGCAGATACAGAACCAGAAGCAACTGAAGATGAACCTGAAGAAGAAGTTGCACAAGAAGAAAAGAAAGAAGATAAAAAAGAAAGTAAGAAAAAGAAACTACGCAAAATCATTGCAAAGAAAGCGGCAGATAATGCGTTGAAGATTGCGAATGCAGTATCACTTGAAGAACAGCAAGCGGCGCAAGGACTTGCTATAGCACTAATGAACTTCAATCAAGGATTTGGTGCATATCAAGCATCGATGCCCGATGGTGTTAGACTTGAAAGTGCGTTACCTAATGAGTATACTAAATCACCGAAAGAAAATCAGCGAGGACTACGCAATGGACTCGCACAACAAATTCTGCACGACAAGATGGTCGATATGCAGTATCAATAAAGGAGAGAGAAATGGCAGAAATAGAAGTTGCAGGAGCAAAAATATCTGGTGGTAAGATGTTACTCATACTACCATTGCTTAGTGCATTGGGTGGTGGTCTATGGGCAGGATTTGAATTCTACAAAGACTACATGAATATGAAAGAGCAAATACAAGAATATGTTGCACCTGACTTATCAGGTCTACAAGAACAATTATCTGTGCTTGATGCTAATATGATTAAACTACAAGAGAGTGTCACTGAAGCAAGAGATTACACTAGAGATATAAAGATAGATTTAAAGAGTGATATTGAACGTATCGAACAAATAGTTGACAAGACTGAACAAAGAGTGAAAGACAGCGAATACGAAGTTCGCATACAGTTGACAGACCAGACTAAAGAAGTACGAGAACTCGTAGACCTTGCCGACCAGAGATTTGATAACAAACGCGATAAAGTCACTAGTGATGTAGATAGACAATTGAATGAACTAGAAGAAAGATTGAAAAAGATGGTACAACGTGCTTTAGATAATCCTTTGGCAAATTAGAAAGTTGCTAGTAATAATTCTCTATCAGATTGAATGTGGTGTTGGTTTCTAGATGCTAGATTTGTGGTTGATGCATTGTTAATAGTATTAGGTGCAATGTTCTGTTGTACTGCAACCTGACCGGCATTATTTGCCATGCGTTCTAGCGTGGTCATTTCTTCTTGGGAAGACTGTAGTGCTTGTCCGGTTCTTGTATTAGACGAAACGTCTATTCCTAGTGATGCTCGTAACTTAGTAATATTATCTACTGCATCATCCCATTTAATATCTGAGGATGCAAGACCTTTGAATTCTACATCATCGCCGAAGAATCCACCAGAAATTTTTCCGCCCATAATTGCTTTTTCAAGAACTGGCACTGCTTTAACTAAGTCTTCTGCCATGTCTGTTATGTTTAAATCAGAACCATCAAATTTTAAATCAGAAAGACCACCAAGCGCACCTCTAATTCTATCTAATGCGTCTGCACCTTTTGTTAATTGGTCTGACTTATCTGCGATTTTCATCATCTGAGTAACCGGACTTTCATTACCAGAAATGAAGTTAAGAATACCAGCACCCACACCCGCTAATGAATCCGCTAACTTGCTTGCAGAGAACTTTATCAATCCAGCAGATAGTTTACCCATAACAGTAGAGAACTCTTCTGCCTTGGTTTCATTGATGCCTTCTTCAGAAGTGATTGACAGTAGGTTCTTTACGTTTTCTTTAATCTTGTCGGTCCAACCTTCTTTTTCAAATACGGCAACTGCAGATGCAACACCTTGACCAACGCTGAATGCAACAAGACCAGCACCTAGTGCCGCCATAATAATTGGAAACTTTGCAACATCTAACATAGGCAGTTGCGAAATCTGCATCAATGTTGTTACATTACTGACAATATTTTTTGCGAAGTCTGGGTTTGCAAATTGCGTTAACGCGCCTGTCATAGCGCCAACGGTTTCACCAACTGCAAATAAAACTAAACCAGAAGCAATTAGTCCCATCAGTATAGGAAACTTTGCGGCATCCCACATACTAAGTTCTGATATCTTCATTAGTTCTGTTACATTAGCAACAATACTTTTTGCCCAAGAAGAATCTGTAAAATGATCCATTGCTTTACCAAGACCATCACCGACTGCCGCGATAGCAGAACCACCGCCAAAGATTGCTAAACCAGCACCCAATGCTGTTAATGTTACAACGGTTTCCGCTGTATCAAATCCATTAATTTTATCTGCCATTCCAACAAGAGTTGTAACATTTTCAACAATACTTTGCGCCCAACTGGCGTCAGAGAAATTGTCAATTGCTTTACCTAGACCATCTCCAATAGAAGCGAGTGCAGAACCACCGCCAAAGATTGCTAATGCGCCCCCCAATGCTGTTAATGTTATAACTGTTTCTGCAGTATCAAATCCATTGATTTTATCTGCCATACCTACTAGGGTAACTACACTATCAACAATACTTTGTGACCAAGTAGCATCGGTGAAATTGTCAATTGCTTTGCCTAAACCATCACCAACTGCGGCGATAGCAGAACCACCACCAAAGATTGCCAATGCACCACCCAATGCAAGTAGAGTTGCGACTGTTTCTGCGGTATCAACCGCATCAATCTCATCCGCCATGCTTGTTAAAATTAGAACTTTGTCTTTTACTGCCTGTGCATCAAAGTCTAAGAACCCAGCAAATGCGGCAATGAGTCCACCAACAGCACCCGCGGCAAGCATACCCAACATACCGAATCCCTTCTTCTGGTCATCGGAAGGTTGAACAACTGCGCCAGTATCTCCTCCAGAAGGCGGAACTACGCCACCACCCTCTCTTGTAACTTCTGTTTGCTGTGCGGCACCAAATGCATCAGGAGCAAGCGAAGAGGCAACCGAAGACATAACTTCAAGCATTTGTGAATTTATAGCATAGATATCTTGAATACCCGCTCTAATATCACTTTGTGTGGTCACACTTTCGGTTAATAGGTTAACATTGTCCGAACGAAGTGCTTCAATAACGTCATTGAGACCGCTTACGCTTTGTTTAGTTTTGTCTGATCCTGATGTGGTTGCCATTTAGTTATCCCTTACTTCTTCTTATCTGTGTAAGCGTTTGCGCCAAAGTATGCGGCAACAATTGCTGAAGTGGCAACGAAGTAAGTCGGAGCAATATCTCCGATAATATTCGCCGCTGTATCATAACCTAACATTGCTGTAATCAAAATCGCCCCTGGATAGTTGAATATACCCAACAAAGCGAACCATGTCATATATCTCATTGCATCTCTTCTCGCGTCTGCATCTTCAAGTTCTTTACGTTTGAACTCAAGATACATTTTTTTCTCATCGCCTGTTACCACTCCATCGCCATTAGTGTCTGCTGGATGGAAACCTGCTTCTTTAATATCTTCTCCCATTTTACCCTCTATCTCCGTTGTTTTGCTTTATCATTTTCCTCTTCAATAAACTGGGTTAAAAGAGTTATGTAAATTTCCCTCTCCCATGGCATCATATTTTCCAATTCTGTCAATGAGTATTTATGATGTTGCATTAACGCAAAATTGGTTTTCATATAATTAACCATATCATCATGCGAGAGGACTATACTAAAAAAGACTGCAACCCCTCAATTACTCTTGACTGTTCTTTACTACATGCTGAACAAGTATACGATACTTCTTTTGAAACTTTCGGTAAATTAGTAAAGAAATTTTTAAGAGTTTCAAACTGAGAGGTCGTCATACTCTCTAAGAATGCTTGTAGTTCTTCTTTACTAGTTGTGTCCATAGTGTACACATTACCATCTGCTTCAATACTATCAATACAACTTGCTATAAAAGTAAAATTATCTTCAACCTTTTCTAGACTGGTTAGACTTTCAATATTCTTTAAAGTTGGAAACTTCATATTAAGCGTAACACTTTCGCTAATCTGTAATGAAGTGTTAGGAATATTTTCTCTATCGTAACTAACTTCTCCTAAGTCTAGCGACATTGGAGTTAATCCGTCACACTCAGTATCGACACATTTAATTTTAAACTCAATTTGTTCTCCAACAGACTTTTCTCTAAGTCGAATGAAAATGTTTTCAACTTCAAATATTGGAAGTTTATCAATATCAATCTGGTCAAATGTGCAGTTATTAATAACTTGTTTCAATGCATTCAATGTATGCTTTGTATTCTTTTCTTCCATTGCCATAAAAAGAATTTTTTGTTCTTTCACTAGAAATGGTCTAAATTTAATATTATCACCATTATATAAAGTCAACTCATATTGTGGTGTGTCAAGTCTTGGTAGTGCCATATTATTTTCTCCTCATTATATGGTATTAATTAAAATGGTCCTGTTTCAACGCCTGCATTATTGGCGGTATATGAACCTGTTGCTGGATTGTATGTTACATTCACTGTGTCAGGTCTAGTGGTGAAACCTCCTATGCCACTAGGAACTGTCGTTTCTTCCCATTTTCTGTATTGCATCGAAACTTGAAGTCTAGCAACATCGGTAGCGCCTGCAGAGTATGATAGTTCTGCAACCGTCTTTGGATATGCTTCTATTAATGTGCATTGATATTTTGCTTTTACATCTCCATTAATATTATTACTATCAACTCCATCTGTTGTATCTAGTGCTAGGATGTGAACCTGTGTCGTGTATTCATTATAATAATTCACATGACCTGTGTCTTTATCATATATAGAACCCATCCAATCATCAAAAAATCTTTTAACGATATATTCTCGGTCAATATAGAATGTGAAATTCACTGGAGTGTAACTTCTACCGTAAGGCATTTCTCTACCTGGACCATACTGCTTGTTTATCTTAGTATCAATATTCAATGCTGGTAATGATGCCGCTTCACAGTATAATGAAGTTAACTGTTGACCACCTTTAAGGTTTGTATATGTGCTATTGGTACTTCTATTCCAAAAGTCTGAGTTCCAAGGATTCAAAACACCATTAGTATTTGCGGTAGGACCTCTCGGTATATCGATGACAACTAGATATCTGTTCGTTTTTGCGAATCCAGATTTCTTAACTGTCGCTAAAAAATTATTAATTGACATTATCGTTGCCTCATTTTTCTGTTACTATCTAAGTATACTTGTTGCTTGCTGGCACCTCTAAACATTTCTGTTGGAAGAACTGCCGCTGTTGTCCAATCGTCAGGTTGTATAAACAAATATCTACCTTTTATCTGACTTTTTCTGTATCTCTTTACTGACGCCTTCACTTCTCTAAATCTAGCGAAGTTACTTAGTATTCCCCAATCGGCACGAATTCTTGTTTGTATATCAGTATCACCTATTTTAAATCTACTTAATTTTTCAAGCAGAATAATTCTACTAGCAGGATGTAGATAGTGAAAGTTGATAGCAGTTATATGTCTACTTTCAACATTGAATGGTAATATCAAAGGAAACATATCATAGTAAGGTAATGCTGGTGTTCCTTTGCCGATTGGATTTGAGTAGTTTATAAGATACATGCGACCAGGAAGCATTCTACCGGTCATGTTTTCTACATATTCTTGTTGCAGGCGCGTTGCGGGATACTGCGTACCAACAAGTTGCTTAACTTGATTTTGATACCATTGCACCCCACGCTGTTGGTCTCCCGCCTGCGTTCTTATTTGCTCTAATACTCTAATATCTGCCATAATAGTATTTATGCTACTTTAAATGGTCTTCTGTAAGAATTATGAAATCCCATTGTTTATCTTTAGCATATTCTGTCGCCGCCTTCCATTTAGCAGAGTTAACACCCCAATTTTTAACTTCCGAGAACCAAGTTCTCGTTTTCTTTTTTGGATTAGTATCTGGCGGTTTTGTGTACTTCTTTGGTTTAACTTCTATTAGATATGACTTTAGTTCGCCTTTTTTAGTTCTAACTTGTATATAGAAGTCTACAAAATATCTGTGAATTTTATTATCTATAGGCGAAATGTATGGTATGACAGTTTCTTCACTGCCCCATTTGATAACATCTGAATTCATATCGCACCACTTCATAAACTTTCGTTCCCATAGAGAACGATAGATGATATTTGATGGGTTGCCTTGATATTTCTTGGGATTTACCGGAGAATATCTTCCTTTATATGCCATTCACAAAACTCTTATAAATAATGTTAGTAATTACTATTTATAGGGAACCTCATGGCAATAAACAATTATACATCCCAGAGTTTGACCGGAAACCCTTCTCGGAGAGAACCAAAAAAGACAGGTCGCAAGTATGGTAGTGTAGGTTTAACTTACCCTATTGATATGGGAATTGATGCGACTACCGAAATGGATAATCATGTTATATTCGATATCTATTTTGATGAGAGTACAAGTTTCACCAGTCTACAAGGAACTTCTGCGGAACCTAAAGCATGGAAGGGGCACTCTTCTATTTTAGGAAATAAAGTTAGTCAAGCATTTAATAATGCCGGAGACCTTGTAACTGAAAACTCACCTCAAGCAGTTCGCGATATTGCAAACAACGAAGTATTACAACCCGCTTTGGAATCCGCAGGAAAGTTTGTAAGTGGTGCTTTTGCTGGCGCGCAAAATTTAAAAAGATTGAATGCACAAATTGCATTATCAGTTCCTAATACATTTGTTGCAACATCTACTGCAAATTACACGGAAGCAAAGATGGGTGCTGTTGCTGGTATGCTTGCTAGAATGGGTTCTGGAAACATGGCGGGACAAGATATTGCTAACTTGGGTGGACAGGCCGCTAGACTTGCGATGGAAACATTCGCGGCACTACCAGATGCATTTGGTATGAACTTACAGAATATTATGG